CTTGACAGAATCAGGTAGCATCCATTCACCATTTAAATCAAAACATTGAACTTGTATATTCTGATCTGACAATTCATGGAAAAATGTCCATGTTGAGCTAGATAAGAGCTGAATATGTATAGCAGAACCCACTACAGGTTCAAAAACAGGTACAACACAAACACTATTACAAACTGCTGTTTCTGAAGATGAATATAGTGGAACCTCTACACCATTAAAATCTGTTATCGGAGATAATAATGTATAGTAACTTGAGACTCTACTTACAGGTCTTACAAGTTCCCAATACGACATTAGACCGTCTGCAGTATCTTCATCCATAATGTAGTCGGCGCCTAAAGGCTGACAACTCAAATCAACCTCTACTTTGTAGTGTGGTGATAGAGTATAGTTGTCACCATAGCCATCATAATCTGCAGGATAGGCACTCGTTCCTAATGATTCGTAGTATTGTTGTCCTGCACAACTGTAGTCATCCTCATCATAGTAAGAAATATAGAGTTTATCTTCAAATGATGATAATGATGGCGGAGTCGGTGTGGCTCCATCGTGCCATCTTTCATATATATTTAATCTGTTTGTTGTCAATAATGCTAACAGTTGCCAAATAATATAAAGAGCTGAGTAAGTTCCTTTTCTCTTTAAGAAGTGAATGATATTCTTGACAAATTCTCTTTTTTGGTCCTCTGACATGCCTTCTACAAGATTGACTCCAAACATTGAAGCAATATAACCAAGAAAATCAGAGTCTACTTCATAAGCATCCAAAAGGGATATAGAAGTTTTCAACATGTTATAATATTCATGGTGAATTTGGTCAAAGTAGACTTCCATAAACTCTGTAAGATTAGTTGTTCGCTGATGATACGGGATAGCGTTCATAATATAATCTTTAAGTCCGTGAAATTCTACATGATAATCTAATCCTCCTTGAGGATAGATTTTACCAAAATACATGAAAGGTCTTTTAAGATTAATATAATTTTTGTAGTCATCTCCTAAGCCATCAATATAACTGTGGAAATAACTGTTGTTTCTGAAGTAGGCTTCAGAGGCAGGGTCAAAGTCTGCACCACTAATCCATTTTGTAAAGTTGAAGAAGTTACCGGTTCTGTAGCCAGTTTCATCACTTCTCATTTTAACTTCTGTCATTTCACCGTTAATGTCAATCCAGAGCCTTGTCCAATAACCACCACCCGCGCTGCCAGCTCCCCAAATACCTGAATTTTGACCCATGAGATATGAGTTATCAATATCTACGCCAGGCGTGTAAACAATATATCTAATCCACACATGGTTGTTTGCATCCACCCATATTACCTCACCATCGGGATGATTTTCCCATCTGACATCTTGCCAGAGAATTGAATCTGTATCAATTACTGATGTTACGGTATCTACTGTTTCATGTGTTGCTTCAAAGTAATCGTCCAACAAAAAGAAGGGCGAGTCGCAAAATTTTCCCATTGCCATATTAGTTTTCCTCTGTGAAAGTACAAGTATCAATATTTACAGCTGGGAATTGATCGTACCCCAACTCAATAGGTCTTAGTGTGTTATCTCCTGTCCAAGCCGATTCCTCATATCGTGGATAGGTTGATGCCCCATATGCTTGGATGGTGTGGGTGAGACAGTCAATGTCTCTGATGTTGAGATTTCTAATACCTGCAACATTACTGAAAGTGTCTGTTGAGGACTGTTGTGTGGTATCAAGAATAAACTCATGGATATCCATGAAGTTAAGTGTCTCGTTGAACTCTCTTAATGAATTATCAAAATACCATACAAGTTTGTTGTAAACATCTGTGTAAACATCAGCGTAACTATATAATCTTTGAGTTCTTATGCCTATGTCAAAGTCAAAATATACTAATGTAGGAACTTCCCATTCCTCGTAAACTGTCAACATTTTTCGTGGTTCCAGATATTCCTCAAGTGTCGTTTGATAACTACTTGAGTAGGCTGTTGGAACTACATATCCTGCTGGTGATGCAGAGGTATTTATTGTGCCTGTTCCCCAAACATTTGGTATCACTGACAAATGTACTTTGTTATATTCAGTATAATCTCCAGAAGGAGCCACTTCTTTTTCACCCCATGCCTGTGCAACATCAACATCTGACCGTGATTCTAGGGATGAGATATAATCTGAAGCCGTTACATTTCTGTACTGGGCGTGTAGTGCTCCTTTGGTACTATCTCTAATATCATCAACTGTTTCTGGGTCAGAGGAACTAGTTGTTGCTACTGCATTTGTAACTGTTACTAAATCGTTATCTAGAGGTAAGCCAGTGTTAACATTGAAGATAAAACTAGCGTCAGGTGTTGTGATTGTATTTGCACCAACAGAACCGTCTGGTCCCTGTGAAGCTAATACAATAACATAGATTGTGTTGTCACGGGTCGGAACTGTTCGTGAAGATGAGAACTTTATTTTGTGTCTTTTGTATTTGTCATATTCAAATTTGAAAACCTCGTTAACTGATGTAAGACCTGATATTTCATCATAGAAATCTGCAACTCTTGTCCATGAAGTACCATCAACTTGAAGTTCTACTGTTACATTGACATCATCCAAATCATCATCGTAACCATATTCGCCTGTTGGTAGAATCAAATCGTTGTCAACAATATCGTCACCAGTGTAGGGTCCTAGTGTAGTTACATCACCCTGTCTGGCGTGAACTTCAAATGTGTAAGGCAATGAGCCGGCACTAATCGTCTGATCTGTTACTGTAGAAAAATTGATTATGTTGCCATCAGGGTCTACAGTGTCAGAAGTACAGGCTATTTTATGCCAGGCATTAATTGTTAGAACATCACCTTGGGTAACACCACCGGAAACGGTTACACTAAGAGTTGTTTGAGCTGACCTATAGCCTTTAGGGTCGTAGCCTACAAGTGTTGCTAGTCTGTGAACATTTTCATAAATGTCTGCTGTGTCTATGTAGATATTCTTTGCAATTTTATTGGCGAAAAATGTAGTCAAATCACCAAGATAGGCAACCAATTCAATCAGCACGGCAATATTGGAACCTTCGTAATCATAGTCAGCGAATGTATCGTTTGCCGCCAATTGGGTTTGAATTCTTGTTTTTAATGTTGCAAAGTCTATATTCAGATAGTCTGGACTTAATTCTGGCATTGTTTTACCTCTGTTTCAAAATATAGTTAATTGTTTCTGTGGCTGTGGAAGTTGAAATTGTAAAATCTATTGTTATTTCATATTGATTTCGGTCATAATTTGAATGAACATTTAGATTTGATACTGTCACTCTATCTTCCCATTTTCTTATGGCATCTAAGAGTTTTCCGCCTATGTTGTACGCAGTTGTGTCGTCCATAGGTTCAAAGACTTGGGCGTGTAAATCAATAGCAAACTCCGGGAGCATCCTTCTACTTCCCTGCATAGTATTTATAATGTTTCTAAGTGAGTTTTTGACTGCTTCTATATCTTCATCTTTGTTGATATCACCAGATGCTACCATAGTAAGGTCTAAGTCAATGTCACTATAAATTGCCATCGTTCTCTCCGTTATTCACTAGCTTTAAATTCTAAAATATCAGGAAACTCAAGTTCCATCATATTCAAAGGACTCATTTTCAGTCTTTCGTATATTGGATAGTCTTGTTGGTATTCCTCTAAATCGTCTAGGTAGATAACTACCTTAGAACAGTTCAACTTTACTTTCTGTAAAAGAAGTTCACTCATTTCTTCCATGAAAGGCTCTCTATCCTCAACGATAGCAAACTGTCCATTATCGCCTACGACCGGTTTGCCTTCTTCATCTCTGTCACAGTATTTTTCAATGAGTTGATTTTTCACCTGAAAATAAGTTTCACCCTTATCAACAAGCTCTTTTGTCAATCTAGCTATTCCAAAACTGATATCTATGGGTAGAGTGGTACATGCTTGTAACCTTTGAAAAGTCACATTGTTACTGAATCTTTCAAATACACTGTTTTCTACTTCTAACATTTTTTTTCACCTCTTATTTTTATTTGTTCTTTCTTATTTATGTGGCATAGTCCTCTAAAAATGGACCAGCAGCATCATATTTTGCATAATCTAATTCAAGTATGGCTTTTGCATCTCCGAGTTTGTCAATGGTATCTTCAACACCGTAAGTGCCTCCGGTACCTAAGTCTTGCCAAATATAATCAAGAATAAAGTCAAAGGCATCCATATATCCTTGTATTGTGGCATCACTGTCCCATAGAGGTCCAGTGGGGGTGTAGGCTTCTAGATATACACCATCTAGTGTGCCTGTCAGAACAGCGGCATCTGAACCTACAAGAGTTACATTGGGGTAAGCAATTGTATTATAAAGAGAACCTGAAATTGCCGTACCTGTAGTAAAAGCACCGCCGTTCGTAAATATTGCCGATACGCCGGCTGTGTATGTACTCGTTTGGTCTCCACTGAGCGTAAAAAGCTCTGAAGAAACATAAGTCAAACCTGCTGCGGCTTCTTGGTCATAGCCTATCCAGTCAGTAAGATTGGCACTTTCGGTTCCATCATTAAAGTCTCCGTATGAATAGAATTTATCCGCTTTGACGGCTTCAACATCGGTTTCTATGTCTGTTGCTAGTCCATCATGGGCAGAATTGAGAGCGGACAATTGTTCAGTATAATCATCAATTTGTAATTGTAAGTTGACGAGACCCGCACTCAAATTGGCTGTCAGGGTGGGGTACCCATCTATCATCTCTCTTAGTTTATCTGAATCTGCTGACATGTTATGCTCCTACGAATACATTGGCTGAGCCTGAGACTACTATTCCTGTATAACAATCTCCTGCGACCACGCTTCCTATTTTAGCTGTACCTAAACCGTTGGTAAAAACCGTTGATGCACCCGAAACAATTATAGATGAGTGTCCACAATCTGCTACTACGACACTACCTATAGAGGCAGTTCCAAGACCGTTCGTTATAACATTACCTGAACCAGAGACAACAATACCTGATTGGCTCTTGTGGTCATCGCAACCACACCAGCCTGTGGTTACACTTCCTATTTTTCCTGCTCCTAGTCCTGCCATTAATTTAAGTTCAACGGATTCCCTGTGATATTACAGATACCTGCAACTGTTATGTCTGCATTACCTGTAACCGTCACTGATGCGTTTCCTCCTACTGTTACTGTCCAGTCTCCTGTTATTGCGAGAGTTTGTTCTCCAGATACAGTGATGGTCTGGTCTCCTGTGACTGTTTCTGTGTGGTCTCCTGTTATTGTTTCTGTACGGTCACCTGGCGCTGTGACTGTAATGTTACCGTTATCATCAACTGCCATATCATAGCCAGACGGGTGATACACACGAAGTCTTTTAGCACCATCAGTAGAGTCAATCTCTATCACATGACCGCCATGTGTTTTCAAAACTATATTGTGAGGATAGGTTGCTTGAGCCTCGGAGGCGTACTCCACGCCTGTCGCATTCGGATATACGGCATTTGGGTCCTCAAATCCAACCTCACCTGT